CAAAGCTAAGGCTAAACCTTTATCTGCTGTCTGATAGTCTATGTTTAAGCCTATTGAAAATCTTTCTTCACCAAAAGAGAGGTAAAAGCTATCAAAAGATGTATTATTATTTAGTTCAGTTTTTAACTTAAAAGCAATATTTTTTATATCCTCATCTGTAACTTGATGTGATAATGCTAAAATTTCTGTGCCGTCAGGGGATATTTCACTAATAAAAAACTCTCCGCCAAACTTTGCTTTACTAAATATGTTATTGAGAAACCTATATACTAATACTACGTCACCAGTTTCATATCCTAATTCAATAGCATCTGCCTCAGGATTTAAAGTTACAGAAGATTCACCGTCTTTACCTGCTCCGGCTGAAAGAATACCTGCTGTATACTTACGGTAGTCGGGTATAGTTTCTAATAGGACCTGGTCTGCGGTTAATATAGAAAGTTCGACTCTATTCTTTTCTGGGCGAATTAAAGTATTAACTGGAAAGCTTTCGATAATACTTGCTTCTTCTACTTTAATAGCAGTAGTTTCCAGAGTATCCGGTGCCAGTTCTTCTATTAAGTAGTTATATCTTATCATTAGTCAACTGCTGGTAAGCTTAGCTGTATTATTTCTTCTTGCTGGGCAAGTATTGTTTCTCTAAGTTGTGCTATTTCATCAAGTAAAGGTTGGATGTCTTCTGTATCCTTTTCGTAGCTCACTAATTCTGAGCTTTTCTTTACTAAGTATTCATGCGATTGAGTAGATCCTTGTATAGGAATTTCGTAAAATAGTTCTTGATATAAATTAAAAAACTCTTCTACTGTAGGTACGTCTTCAGCAGCTATAGGTTGAGCAAATGTAGAGAAATTACGATCAATAACTTTGTCGAATTGCTCTCTATCAAAGACTGTTTTACTTAATCTTACTTCTTTATTAGCCATTTTTAACTACCTTGAATACGTTTTTGTTATCTACTATAACAGTGCTTCCATCCAATGTAGTTTTAATTAACAATCTATAGTACCTGTTTGGTTGAAAAGAGTCCATATAAACGTCAAAATAACTGCTCGTATTGTCAGCACTAATTTTAGTGTAAGTTGTGTCAAAATCTACTATCATCTCATTACTGAATTCATCCTTAATTCCCCAGTAGGAATTAGCAGGTAATTTATATTCTGTGAGATATATTGAACTCGTAGTAAAAGCACGTGTCGGATATTTAGGTCTTGAAGATAATCTGAATCTCACTATATCACTATCAACGTACTGTTCTTTGTAGTTTTTAATACTTACTGTTGCTATGTCGGTGCTCAAAGTATCTAAAGTGCTTGAATAAGAACTATCGTCCCATTTAAACTCTAAATAAGGAGGAAAGATAGTGTTAGTATCTGAACCAAAAAACTTAAGGTTGATACTTGAAGAAGTATAGTTCTCATAAGTATCTTCTATCTTTAATAATATACCGTTATTAGGAATAGAGCCTGAGTAGTGCTGTACTATAATATTAGAGACATCTATATTGACATCTTTAGAGTCGTTTAAATTAAAAGTCTGACTACCAGATACGCTCGAGGTAATATAATCTCCTCCTAAAGTTGTCCATTGATTCTCTTGTGCACCCCTGTATTTCCATGAAGCTCCCGTAACGTTTAAAGGTAAATCATCTCTTTTACCTATACCGTTTACCCATGATTGAGACACGGGATATGCATAAAGAGTATAAGATGTAGGAAGCTCGCTGGCGTAAGCCAGGCTCAAGTTTAATTTAACAGAAAAACTTCCTGTTACTTTATTATTTATCGTGCTATTAACATCGTTAGAGTTAAACTGTAATAACGCTCTGCTGGTTCTACCAACTAAGTAGCTATCAGGGTAGCCTCCAATTTCAAGTATTTGATCTCGTCCAGCATTACCATATGTACCTGCTGTATTTGGTTCTGACCAAATAAAGGTATCTTTTTCAGGATAAATTCTAAATACTGCCATCTTATAAAGTTGTTACTCGTCCTTGTATATCTACATCAGGAAACTTTACTTCAAATATACATGGATCGTAAGAAGGGTATACAACATTATTTTTTGTTGCTCCACCTACATCGTAAGCATATTGTGAATAATTTCCTTGTGCTTTATTTTCTACTACAACTGACTTAACAGTCTGTACGCCATCAACTTGATCTAATAAGGTATATAACTTAGACAAGTTAATGGTTTGATTAATATTCCATTTCTTTATATTGAAAAAATCTTTTAATGCTTCGGTACACTTTAAAAGTACGTCTCTTGCAGCATAACTTGGAAGTGTAATAACTTCGTACTTCAAGCCTATATTGACTACAAAAGCGTCTTTAATATCTATAGCATCTGTAAGCATCATGTACTGCGATAGATATGTTTTTAGATTATCTTTTAACGAACTTGATGCTGTAACAAGTTTTGAGTCTACATCATAGGCTAAGCAATATAAAGATAGTGCTAAAGGGTTTTTTTCAAGTACACTCGCTCTTTCTGAAACACTTTCTTTTGTAACAAATACTTTAGCAAGAGTTCCGAATTGGGGTGGTAGTGTAAGTGCTCTTACAGTAATATCGTTTACTGTAACTGCTCTTTTTTGTTCTGCAAAAGACTTAAGTGCGTTTTGCCTAATTTCATCTACTGTGTCGGCGTCTTTTCCTCCTATAGCCGGTAAGGTGTTGAAGCAAGTTAATGTTTGTGAGTACACACCGTCGTCAGGGGTTGGGGTAGTAGATAGATTAGTTATTGTTCCTGCGGGTACATTAGATGCTATTCCTCCTCCGGTTAAGTATCTTACTGTCAGAGTTGTGTTAGAGGGTGCTAAGCCGTAAGCTTTTGTAAATAAAAAGTTTGTTGGATCAAATGCTTGGTCTAAGGAATCAACTAATGACTGATCGCCGAATTTATGTACGTAAGTAGGGTCTGGTAGAAAGGATTCATCATCTTGACTAAGTATCCCACTCCCGAATTGAATCTGTAAAATACCTTTAGATGTAAATCTCGTAACGAATCTTCTTGGTACTTTTTCTAAAGTGATAGTATTAGGTACTAATTGGCTATCAGTATTGGTGTTAGTTTCTTCTTTGAAGATAGTGTCTTGAGCAAGGTATGGTACTTCATACCATAAGTTACCATCAGAATCTGTTACGTCTAAAATTTTAATAATATTAGTGTCTGATATAGTTACAGTTTTAAACTTTTCAGCACTTGTAAAGGTAAATGAGGTTGTATTAATCGCTGCTGCACTCGCTTTTACTTTTTTAGATAGTAAGTAAGTTGAAGGATTCCCGTTGCTTAATTCAGATATAGTAATATCTGTAGGGTCATAAGAGCTACTAAAGGTAAAGTCTACAGGCTTATCAAGTAAAAAAGTAACGTTACCAGCAGTATCAGCAGTTGCTACTGAGTTATCGCTTAGTTTTACTGCGTAGTTAAAGTCTGGTTTAAAGTTAGAGCCAGAGGCTATTGCTGGTATAGTCTGTGTTATAGTTAGTTCTGCTGTAGATGCTGAGGTTACTTTAGGACGATACCCCATCATATAAGCAAGTGAATACAGATTAGATGGGTTTTTAGCGTGTTGTAAGAAGGTTTCCTGTAACTGTGTGTCTTGGTAGAAAGACAGTACATCTCCTACATACGCAGCCATCTCAATAAACATCTGTCCAGGAGATGTTTCGTTGAAATCATTATAAGTATCAGGGAAATAGTTCTTAGCATGCTCAATTAATGCAGACTTAAAATCGCTAAATTCTCTGTTGATATATTTTATATCTCTCTTTTCAGCCATTATTGCTCAAAATTTATTATAAGTTCATCTTCTATATTACTCTGCTTAACTCTGTATGACATGCTAAACTGTACGGTGTTAGTGTCAGGGATACCTACTGTAGCTATACTGACAGGTTCCACACGTGGAAAATAAGCTTCTATTTCTGTTCTAATAGTCGTATCGATTAATGCAACTTTATCTTCAGTAAGTTGTTCGAATAATAAGTTTCTTAGACCAGTGCCAAAGGTAGGGTTTAAATACCGTTCCCCTTTTCCTGTTAAAAAGAAGTTAATTAGATTGGTTCTAATGGCTTGTTTCGTTTCATAGGTAGAATTAAATACAGCTCTTCCACTGAAGGGTAGTTTTACGCCTACAGCTTTTCGAGGTTGTAGATCAAGTGGATCTATTTTCTGTATTTCGAATGCCATTATTAACCTATTCTAATTTTATCCTTTTTATTAGCTGCGTCTAAGATAGATTTTGCCTTAGAGACAAAGTCTAATTTAGTTATATCTATACCTGGCATTGGACCGCTGTTTTCCATAGTCATTTGTGTGGCCATAGATTGAGCGAAGTTAGGTTTTTTTACCCCTCGTCCTCCAATAATATTATTAACATCCTCAGCTGTCATACTTTTTCTTGTATCAGCTATCATTTCTTCTAATGGTACTGTACCAGGATTCATTCTACCTGTTGACCAAGTTCTTGATATGTCCTTTTGCTTTACAGGAGCATATGCATTATTAGCTTGAACCGTTTCAAGGGGAGTGGAAGCATACTTTACTGCTTCATTCATTACATCTTGTAACTCCTCCTTAACTGCGGCTCTGACTTCTTCTCGTATGATTTTACGTAATTGATCGAGTTTCATATATATAAATAGTTTAGTTATGGAAGTTGATTATCTAATCTGAATTTTAATTCTTCTATTAAGATATCTGTCGACGAACTAAATGATTTAGGACCTTGTAGTACTACTACGCCTTCTAAATCTTCAGCAACAGCAAACCGTCTTGGAGCTATCTTAGGAGACTTCAAATCATCTACTATTTTCAACTTATAAACTTCTCCGTTAGGAGCTGTATAGTAAATTGAACCGTCTTTATCTGTATTTGCTAAGCTTCCGTCTAATGGCTTATAGAGCGTATTAAATGCTCCTAAAAGTCCTTTGACGTTGTCTTTAACCTTATCATTAATAGTACTTGTTTCTAATCTTAATAGAATATTTTCTAATGTTTTTATAGCATCTTCGTAGGAGCCGTTAGCTAAAAAGTCTTTATCAAGTTGACCATATTCACCTCCTGCTAAAACTATATTTGACTCCCTCCAGGGACCTATACCAGGAGGACCGTTAAGTCTACCTCCTTTTTCATCACTAATATGTTCTGAAGTACAAACCCATATTTTGCCGGTATAGGAGACCTTATCTTTTACATAGTATCTTGTTCCTTTCTTCCACTTACCTTTATAAAAGGGATCGTTATCATTCGTAGCTGTGGTTTGATCAGCAATTAAGTTCCCATCCTGCCCCACGTTGTTTCCTCCAACAAAAGAAGGTAACAGTTTTGAAGTAATAAAAACTTCTTCTATATCACCATCACCGTCACTATCATTAAGAAGCCCTATGTCAATTAGTTGCTGTCTATCTACTTCTCCATTTTCTAATTGGCTTCTAAGCTCATTCTCCAGTTCACATGACCTTATAGCACCGTCAAGGTTAGCTAACTGTCTACTTAGTGAAGAAGTGAGGTTGTTAGGAGTTTCTAATATTGCAGTAATAGCATCAATATCGTCGCTAATCTGTTTTATGAACTCTTTTAACAAGTGCATTATATCAGCAAACTTGGTTGTTATACCGACTGGTATACCGAAACCAGGAGGTACTGATTGTGGGATTGGGAGTAATATTATTAGCTTTAGAGCAGCTTTTAATCCTTTAACTGGGGTTCTTAATTTATTAGCTAATCTCCTAAATTTTTCTAACCGTCTATTAATGTTAGAAACGTTATTTGTTAGTCGAGCTTGCTTGTTACGTGCTCTTCCTGTAGGGCCAGTAGTAGGACATCCTTCTCTTCTAAATTGCTGTGTTAAGTCCAGCTGAGATTTAACTACTTGGTTTGCAAGCTGTCCTTGTAGTTTTCCTACTATCTTAGCAATTCCTAATGCTAACTTACTATCTGGTATATTAACGTACGCCATTATTCAGTATATACTTTTTTAGATAGTAACGTTTTGAGCCTTGATTTTAGAGGGGGAAGTTGCGGTATAACTGAGTTGGCAACAGCAGAGACT